TAAACGGATTTGGAAAGGCAACGTCGTTTTTATCTACGCCCAAGCTTTGAAGAAGCGAAACTAGATTCCAACCAATGCCTTTAGAAACTGGGTCGGTGTGAAGATAGAGCATAACGTCCGGGTGCTTCTTCTGGAAGATTGAGAACGCGAGTAGATTTTCTGAGAATGCTTTCCGGTGAACTAGGCCCGAGCTTTTATTTGCCGCCACCATTCCAACAACGAATCGGTCTTTAGTTCCCATATGTTCTTCTACCGACTGCCCGTTTATTTCATAAGTGGGTTTTAGAACTTTAGTATCTATTCCGTGCGGTGCGTATTTACACTCAATCCCTTTAGCTTCCATTTGTCTAACTCCGTGCGGAGCCATAGCAATCGGAGTCACTTTCTTTTTCTTTAGAAACTCTTCGACTCTAGGAGGTAGCGTTATGTGGTCGAGCGGAACCCAGCTCAGAATATCTATATCGTTGAACGCTGGATTAGTAAGAACCCAAACGTCATAAAGGGTAATCATAGCGTTTGGTTGGTTTGGTTTAGAAGCTGAGAAAGTCTTGTGGTCTACTGGAGCAGAATCGTTCGAATACATATCGAAGCCCCGGGCGAAGTGTGGAATCTTTCCATAAGGGGTTTCTAGTTCACGCTTGATTCCTTCAAGTCCGTAGTTAGAAAGAGCAGCAACGTCGAAGCCGTGACGCTTCAATCTATCTACTAGGTAGCGGGCTTGCTGTCCGTAGCCCGTCGGTTGGTCGGGCGAATTCGAATAAAGCGTAACCGTTCCTTTGAACTGTTCACGGTTAGCAGGGTTTTTTGATTTGGTAGGAGTCATAGAAAAACATTATCACTTCAAAAAGACAAAAGGAAAGGCCGCCGAAACCCTACCGTCCGGCGACCTCTCCAGTCTGTTAGCTAATGCTTTTGGCTTAGCTTGCTCCACCCTTGAACTTAACAAAGTGGGAAGCGTGAGTCAATTTCGAGTCAACGCGAGCGGTAACTCTAAATGTAGTTACGTCGTCGTTGAATGCGTAATCGGCTGACTGAGCAACTTGGATTCCTCCGGCTACACGAGCCTTCAGGGAAGGCAAGTGTCCTACGCCGATTGAAAACGCCGCTGTGCCGACTGAACTAACGGCCGGGTTCTCATATACTGGATATCCGAGAAGCTGGTCTGGCTGACCCTGTGCGATATTTCCGGCTGACCAGATAAACGCTCCAGAACCGTCCTTGATTTTGCGAACTGCCGCAAGACCTGACTTGTTCATCAACCAACCAACACCCGGAAGCAAGCGAGCCTGTCCGTCTAGTGCGTATAGAAGGTCAACTAGGTTTTCGTAAGTTGGTGCGCCGGATACTCCGGTTCCACCAGTTACCGCTGAAGCTCCGGTTGTGAAGATACCGGTTGGCTCTACGGTTCCAGTTCCGGTGGTTAGACCGGTGTTGATTCCGAAACCGATTGCGTTTCCGGCCTGCTCAGCGATTAGAGCTGAGATGTCGAAACCTGCGTCGGTTAGTAGCTCATTAGCAACAGGAACCAAGAATGAGTACTTGAATGCGCCTAGTGTAATTGAGCTGAAGGTTGGCTCGCTGTCGTCGATAGCTGAACCAGCACTCTTAATAGTCGCAGTTGAATACGCTGTCAAGGTTGGGATTGTTAGCTGGTCGCCGCTGGCGGTGTTGATAACCTGAGCAACGTTTAGCATTGGGCCAGCCAATCTAGCGATTGAGAAAACCTCGTCGTAGAAAGACTTTGGAACGGTGTTGTCGGAAGGAACTAGAGTTCTTTTCTCTGCGCCGAATACGTGTGAACGCATTTCTCCGTTAGCAATTGCGCGAAGAATTTCTGCGTCGCCACGAACCTCGTTAGAAGGAATGAAAGAGTTGCGAGCTGCGTCTACTGCGCGGGCCTCACGCTCTTCCATTTTCTTTGCGGTTTCAATAGCTGCGTCGCGCTGAGAAATTTCGTTCTCAATACGCTCGATTGTTGCTTGGTCATCTACGGTTAGTCCGCGCTTGTCCGCTTCGGCTGACTCGATTACTGTACGAGCCTGCTCGATTAGGTTGTTGCGGGCTTCAACCTGCGACTTTAGAAAGTCTGACATAGTTGTTACTCCTTGTTTGATTTGTGATTATGGATTCCCGCCAAGCTAACTCGAACGGATACTACGGGGAGCTGACTCGACCCGCTGTTTATATTCTACCAATCCGGGTAAAGAGCAACCCCGCCGGAAAGGAATACGGCGGGGTTGCGTGTCGAGAGAAAGGGGGAAATCCTCGACTGACCCTTATCGGGTTTCTTTTGCTTCTACGACGCGAACTTCTTTAGACTCGACTTTATTATCAAGTTCCCAGATTGCTTGCGCCCAAGCTTCTACATTATCAACAACTATTCCATATTCTGGATTACCTGAAGATTTTAGAATTGCTTCTTTGATTGCGTCTTTGCTTGCCATTTATAGCCTCTTCATTAGTAGTTCAAATTTCTTTTTCTTTAGTTCCAGCGCCGTAAGCTCTTCGGAGTTAGCTTCAGCTTCGGCTTCTTCTTGTGGAGTTAGTCGCTGGATTACCTTTGTTAGAAGCTCGGACTGCTCTAGAGATAAGTCCTTGCCGTCTTCGATAGCAAGCATAGCGTCTGCGAGCTGGTCTGCGTCTACCTCTGCGCGCTTTGCTACTCCGTCGAATGAACGAACGGCTGCGGTTCCCGCGGTCTGAGAATAAGCCGGGAACGCCACGATTGAAACTTCGTGAATCCTGACTGAGCGAAGAGTTCTTTCCGTGCCTTCAGCGTTCCAAGAATCACCGTTAGCTGGAACTGAGAATCCAAAACTCATAGCCGATACGTCGCCGCGCTGGACTAAAGTGCGAACGTCTTTTCCTAGAGAAGTTTCTGGGAGCATAGCGGTTACGCGTAGTCCATAGCTATCTTCTTCAAGCTTTAGAGTTCCAGCCCGGGTAGAACCAAGAACTGCTCCGGTGTCGTGGTTCCATAGAAGCTTGATATCGTTGCGGGCCTTTAGTGAACGCTTGAATGCTCCGGGCGCGATACGCTCGATAAACGGAAGTGGTTCGCTCGGGGAGTTGAAGACTGCGGCGTATCCGGTGAAGGTCATACCGTCGCCACCTTCAACGGCTCTCAGTTCGAACTGGACTTCGTTAGTTCGCTTTTCAATCTTTGCCATTTGTTCGCTTTCCTGACTTATGCTTGCGCGATTTTCTTCCTCTAGTCTAGCAACGACTCCCTGCGCATATTTCATAGCGCGATTAGCTGAAGATTTGCTAGGGCCACTTCCCCAAAGAAGGTGCGCGACAACTCCCGCGCTTGGATAATTTTCTGAAGTTGGATTTGCGTCTGGAGAATCTAGGTCGCCTAAGTGTCTAGCAATCCACGCAGCGATACGAACCCACTTGTCGGCGGTGACGTTTCCTTCTGCCATAGCGCGAGCTTCTCTTACGGTTCTATCTACAAGTCCGTCCCCGGCTAGACCTTGTGCGTAGTATTCAAGTCCACGCCTAGCGGCTGCTCTCATATATGCTGGCGGGGTTAGGTCTACGGCTCGGGCTTCGGAATTCTCTTCCGCTGGTTGCCAAGCGTTACAGTAGTTTCCGCCGTCTACGAATGCGTCCCAACGCTCGCACCACGCTTTATCCCCGTCGTCGTTTAGTCGGGCTTCGTTGAAGAAGAAGCAATTTCCGCAGGCTCTACCTTCTGGAACATCTGGAGCTAGTGCCGGGCGATAGTTGTCTGGCAGATTTTCTTCGCCTTCGTCTTCTTCTTGTTCTTCTGCGTCTTCTACTTCCGCCGAAATTCTATCCGGCATTGGGATTCGCTGAAGCTTGAAGACGTTCATAATCATTAGTCGTTGGGTCGAGTGATAGGTTTCGTCTTCTAATTCGTAGACTTCTAGCCCGGCTAGTTCGCCTTCTATCAGTACGACCTGAGCAAGAACGTTTGGGTTTCTAATATTCCAAGTTACCCAATCGCCAATCTTTAGTTCTCCGACGGCTGCGCGCTCTCCAACAAATTCGGTTTCTTCCGCTATGGATACTGCGATAGCTTGTTCAATCGCGGATTCTTTAGTGTCGTGGCAAGCAAGAAGTTCCCCGTCTTCTTTTACAACGGCCCAGCTAGGGCAGTCTGCGGAATTGTCGGTTATGTAATAGGGCAACTTATACCTGCTTCAGATAACTAATTGTGTGTCCGGCTTTTCCAGATACGGCATAAACGCTTTCTAGCGGATTCATTTCCAACTGGATACTTTCTTCTTTTTTTACAACGAAGCCAGTAGCGGTTGTAACATCTGGGCCGCCAATAAAAACTGCGTCGGTGTTGTCGTTGTTGTGGACAATTAGGCGAAAGTTAGAGTTTGAAGTTCCGTCGATAATTGACGGAACTGTTCCAACGGTGATAACTCCCGAACTTATAGCCATTACTGAACCTCGTAAACGCCTTCAGGATTAGCCGGGTCGAGCTGCGCGACTGGCTGAAGTTGTGTGCTTGGAACTCCGGTGTGCGGGATAGCTGGAAGTCCTAGAGCTTCCAGAACTGCCTTCGGTTCGTATCCGGCAAGAACTAGCTTCTGCGCCATAGCTACCTTCTTGTCTTCGGTGGTGATTCTAGAATCGTCGATAGAAACGTTAGCTAGTGGAACTCGAACTTGGTCGGCTACGGAATCTGCCATTGGAGTTAGGTCTTCAAATCTGCGGATATCGTTCACGGTGTAATAACCAGCCTGAAGTCCGATTGAGTAAGACGTTGCTCGGGCCTGAGAATCTCCGCGAAGAAGTCCGTCTAGGTTAAATTTTAAGAATGCGTTTTCTCCGCCCGGG